TTCTTGGGTCTGGTTTTACTTCACCATATTTTTCTCGTATCTTAACCATTGCCCTGTTCCATGAAGGATCATTGCAAGCATACATAAAAAATTTCTTATCCTTGAAGAACTCAACAAGTTCCTCAATATTCATATCATCAAAATTCATAATGGAGGATACTCAGATCGTAATTCTTCTTCTGTCCTCTCAACCTCAAAGTCTTTCATTAATCTTTTAACTTGATGTTTATCAAGTCCTGTCATGTACTCACAATTATATAAGCACTTATAGATACACTCTCTATCAGAAATGGGTGGTCTTACTGTCCACCCATTTTTATCAACATAACCACTAGCATCTGATTCTACATTAGATGTATCAACCCTCTTCGAAGGATTAATATAGTTATGCTGAATCATTCCTTCTTCTTACAAGGATAGAACTTCTTTACCAATGCAGCAACCACTACAACTACTACAACTACTACAACACCTTGACCCCAGGATATACCTGATGATTCTGCTTCTACAGATAAAGCTGGTGCTGCTTCTATTGTTTGTGTTACTGTTGGAGGTGCCAACTCTTTTAATACGTCTTCCATTGTTATAAAATTTAGTATATTATATAGGAGTTATTCTACTAATGTACCATGTGACCTACGAATCTCTCTAAGAGGTTCCCAATCTTTATTCTTTGTACCTCCATCATATTCTAATGCATAACCAAACTTTATCATCTCTTCATTGATGGATAGTTCTGGGTCACCATCGGTAGAATAAATCCAACCAAGCAATCTTCCATACTTACCAACACCACCTTTAAGTTCTGTGCGAATAGTAAGTTCTTCATCCCCATGTAGAACTCCATCCAACCTATCCTTCATATAGTTGGTAGCATCAATACCCAATTCTTTCTCTTCTAAATCTCTTGTTCGTTTTTCTGGCGTATCTATACCGGCGATTCTAACTCTTTCTTTCTTGTAGATTCCAAAACCCAAATCAATAGTTACATCGATTGTGTCGCCGTCAACTACCTTATTAACCTCAACAACCCTAAAGTTGTAGCAGCTATTCCTGCTCGGTGGAATCATAGCACCCATTTGGTTTAATCTCCTCTTGATAATCCACTAATGAGTTATTTATAGACTCATCTATGGGAGTACGATTCTGTTCTGATTTCCAATCTCTCATACCTTGTATCCATTCACCAGCACTAGGGGTTGAAGCATCTGCATTTGGTGCAAAATATCCAGCACCAATAACAGCAAGAACCACTGTACCCAATAGGGTAACAGCGGCTACTACTTTCTCATTTGCACGAACTCTTTCTGTAAGTTCTTTTTGTTTCTCCACTAAGGAATCTACCTTAGTATGAAGCACAGCAATATGTGCATCAACTTTCAGATCTTGTATCGTCTTGTCGCTCATCACGCATTTCAAGGTAGGCTGTCCTCATTATATAGTAGATGCTCCAGGATACACCACCAAGAAAGACACCTAGCATAACATTAATACTCTGTACCATTTCATTCATTCGATTTCTCCTTCTTACCTAATTCCCATCCCATGTCACATTTGTTGCATTTTCCTATGTCATCCATAGTACATTGCCAACCATTATGACAAACATCACAACCCTTTCCACCACATTCGTTACAAACAGCATGGTACTGTTCGTTATTGGACATGGATAACACCCTTCATACCAGCACCAGCATGTGGTTCACACTGGAACTCATAATCTCCTGGCTCATCGAAGGTTACAGTAAAACTTTCTCCACCTACAAACGCAAGGTCTGGGTGTGATAATTCTGGATGGTCTGCTACCTGCATATTATGTGGTGGCAAATCTCCATTAGTAAATGTAACTGTTTCTCCTGCAGAGATTGTTATCTCATTAGGTTCAAAGACTAAATTGCCTCCAGAACCCATTTGGATATCTGTGGCATATGCCAGTCTAGGCATGAACAGAACTGCTGCAGATATTATCATTATCCACAGAGTCTGTATAAATGTTTTCACAATGGTGTACAAAATAGTGACCCTTCATTCTGTATACAGTCTATCGCATTAGGGTGACTATGTAAATATTCTACGTCTTGTACTGCCTGATTTCTTGCTGAGAAAGCATCCTCTGCGTATTCGCAAATCGTCTGATGATGCCTTGTTTGGTCCATATAGGACACGCTATAATGTGACATTAGTGCTAGCCGTGGGCTCGCCAAATTGTACAAATATTTAGTTTGCTTATGTCAAATATTAGGTATTTTTATCAGCGAGTCCTGACTCAGTTATGGCTTCAACAATAACATTTTTTAACTCTCTTCTTTTCTTTTTACCAAGTCCAACAGAAGAATCAATCTTAACCTTTACCCAATAAAGAAAGATAAGAGTTGCCATAAATGGAATGGCATCTTCCCATGAAATTTCATTCCATGCATCTACAACATTAAGTTGTGCTAACAAATCTATCACGCCAATAAAATACACATGACTACAATCATACCTACAAAGGTAAATTGTGTCAATAACATCATTAAAAAATTTCCTATCGTATTCCCTGTCTTCACACCGATATAACTCTCTGCACTTCTGGGAATTTATCTTGTACAAGTTTCTCAATACCCATCGTCATTGTTTGAGCACTCATAGAACATCCAGCACAAGCACCCAACATTCGTACCATAACGATTGGACCTTCCTTAAGATAATCTATAGCAACATACTCTAGATACCCTCCATCTGCTTCGATGTAAGGACGAATCTCATCAAGTACATTATTCACATTCAAATCATTTAGTTCCATTTTATTCTATAACAACATCTTCAGTAAATTCATCACTTGAATTATTATAAGATTCAAGAATATCTGAGTATGGATATTCTTTTGGTGACATTAAATCCTGTATCATCACACTATAATTTTCTCTTGTTTTCATCTCCAACTTCACCAAAAACTTACACATTTCTTGTAGTTGATCTACATCATAACAAGTATCAATCTCTCTCGACATCTTCTCATACTCAAACTGTTGTGTAGTATTCATCAATTCAACATCATCTGGATTCATAACAGTATTGCTCCAATAATAAATCCCTTTGCACATATAATACACTGAAGTTGATAGTCTGTCAAATTAAATTTCTTTTGAAATTTTTCAATAAGTGCTTTATCCCATTCAACTACTTTGTCAAAATATTTTTTCATGATTTTCTCCTTATGAACTACTATTATCTATATCAGGGTCACAGTCTGCAAAGTCTTTTGCCATTGTGCCACCAATTTCTGCTCCTTGATCCATCCCAATCATCGTAGCAGCACCAGCGAGCACCCAACCCACATAAGGAATAGAGGCAATACCAGTAGTAGCAGTAGCGGCACCGATGCTACCACCGACAAGTCTTCCTGTCTGTTCTCCACCACCTTCTGCTTTGAGACATGCGACTTCTTTGTCGCTAAGGGACTTTCCCATTGGTCCACTCTCCAAGTGCTTAGACCCATCCATCGTATAGAGTTCTTTTGTATGAACTTTCGTTTTACCCAATCCCAGAAAGCCACCAGGCTTATTAATATCCTTAGTCACCTCCATTACTTTAGGATCATTTGCACGATAATTAATTGAATACCCCTCCTCACTAGCATTTACCTGATAAGACGTATAAGGTCCAACAGGTAAATTAACCATAGGCATTTTAGAACGATTAGCAAGCATACCTATCATACCAATATGAGAAATTCCAAAAAGAGTCCCCAAACCAATTCCAATCCACTTGGTATAATTGGTCTGAGGATTTGTTTTAAGATTCTCACGTCGTTGTTTACGATTCATAACGATTAATTATCTCATACAGTAGGTTCTTTCTTTGGATCAATACTTGCAGGGATGTCAGCAGCAATAATCTTCAATGGCATTTGTTCAATTCTAATTGTCTGAACTGTTCCACCATTAGCAGCAGCAGCCTTAGCAGCAGCATCCATCTTCATTGTCCCATCACCCTTCTTGGATGCTGTCTGAATTCCGAAGCTAGCTAAAACCCCAGTAAAAACTGAAGCTATAAAAGTTGGATCAATTTTTTGCTGCGGAACTCCAGGTATGGCCACGTAATTTAATGTTAAAATTCCGCCGGACCACACAAGAACTCCAAGCCTGACCATGCTGGATAAAAGAACTGCTTGTTCTGTTGCATCTGGAAGAAGGTTGTCTTTTAGTTTGGCAAGAGGACCTTTCTTTTTCTTTTCATCCTTCTTTACTTCAGTCTTAACTTCTTCAGG